TTGTTCTAACTGTGGTCTCATATCTGATATATCTGTATCGTTGTTCTTCTTTAAATGCTCTTGCATAAAGTCAAAGTATCTCGTGACTGTCTCTTGCCAAGTCTCTCGTCTGTTAAGTTCTTCATTCCATCTGGCATATCTGCTAAGATGTATGAACTCTTGATATTGTGTGGGTAGTTTAGTTTGTTTCATCTTGTTCTTCCTTTTTAATTACATCATAAACATCTGGATACTGAGCTTTAAATTGTTCGAGTTCTTCAATAGTTTTAGGAATTTTTATTCTTTCATTATATTTTTTAATCTTTTTGTCATAGTGTTTTTTCAAATCTTTATATCTTTTTTCATATTGTTCAGGAGTAAGTTTTGGAGTTAAACTATCTTCTTCTACCATTCCATAAACAGGATTTCCTTTTTCATTAAAACTTTTTACGATAACCATTCCGTCTGAAAAATATACATATTCTTGTCCTTCTTCTTCTACATACATTTCAAAATGGTCTTTCATAAAACTACTCATTTTCTTTTAAAACTCCCATCAATTTTTTCTCGTACCATTCTGCTTTCTCCAAATCCTGTATTCCGTTCTTGTATTTAAATCTCCAGCGATATTTCAAAGAGTTGCCGCGTAGGTATCCTACAAATTCTTCGTGTGTAAGCATAGCTTCGATAGCATCTATACATTCTATACCGCCTTTGTTATAATGTGGTGGATGGTTAACTAAGTCTTTCATTTCTTCCTCGTTGTAGTAAATCATTTTAGCCATTTAAGATACTCCTTTATATATTAAAACAAAACCTGAAAAGAAAAACAAAGAACTAAATGCTGTTTGCATTATAGAAATCTTTGCATCTAATGAAAAGAATTGATTTAAATATCCTAGATAACCCAACAAATATAGATCATCTTTTAATGGTAATGATGCTATATCTACTAAAAATAAACCATTAAATATAATAGTGAATCCTAGTGTAAAATATAATAACTTTTTATAATTCATTCTTCTCTCCAATTTTTAGGTAAACTCTCTGTGCTATACCATCTGAATCCATTCTTTGAGGCCCATTCAGCGTGACTTCGTTTAGTTCCATCTCTTCTTCTCTTTGCTCCTGGCATAGGTGCTGAAGGATTAGAGAATAAAAAGACTAACTCACAATCATCAGGTAATATCTTTTTAATCCATTTGTATTTATTATATTCAGCGTAATCCCAAAACCTGCCTTTGGCCTCTAAGTATATTATTTTATCATCAAGTACTCTTATAAAATCAGGATGGTACTTGTGTGGAATACTATACTCTATGATTCCTTTATGGTGTTCCCAATGTTGTAGTTCTTCCTGGTGTAGATCGTACTCCCACTTTGAATCATATCCTTTAGGTAATCCTTTTTCAATTGGTCTACGTTTTCTTGGTTTTCTTTTCATAACTAATGTCTTGTCTCATCTGTTGGCATATCCATTCCTAGTTCTCTTAAATTAACTTCAGTCTTTAAAAGATCTCTTAGTTTATTTAATAAGATAGTATCTATCTCTTGTAGCTCTGCTCCAGAAAATAGAACTCCACCTATGGCTATGATTAATTCATCTAAAGGAATAGCATCAACATCTATTTCTAAAAAATTTTTCTCTTCGTTTATTGTCATCATTGTAATTCTTTATTTAATTGTTCTAAGGTTAAATCGGGATTTCTTTTTACCTTTTTATATATCCATTTTAAAGAATAAGCACTGAGTAAAAATTTCCTATTCGTATATATGTGAGTCTGATCAGATAAATACTCTTCGATATTGTTCACGTTGATCTGTTGTTTATCTTCTTCGTTAGGTATGACTGAATACAACCACTCAACTAGTAATTCTTTACCACGTTTCCTAAGTCTTTTAGCTTTTCTTCCATTCATTTGTTACCTCTCTAACTCGTGGAAGTTTTACAACATTTGTCAAGTACTCAAGTTTCTTAGAATATTTAAATACTCTTAAACCTTTACCATCGTTAGCATCTGCGTGACAAACAAACTTATGTCTACAGTATACACAAGGTCTAGCAATCTTCATGTTACCTGAAGTTCCTTCTGGAACAGTGTCGTAGCATTTCTCAGGTGGAGTATCTTGTTTAATTTGTTTCTTTAAAGTCTTTATCCTTTGTTCAATATTTGGTTTATCTAATTCTTGTGGTCTAAACAAAGCAAGTTCTCCACTTTCTTTATTAAGAGTAAGGAATCCACCATGTTCTGTACCTTCAGCAGCTTCATAACCTGCTATCTGTGCCATGTAACCAAATGGATCATCATCAGCTAGTGTGCCGTCTTTGAATTTCTTGAATGCAAAACCTGAAGCTGTCTTAACATCTACTACTTCACCATCAATCTTACAATCCATGTGGCCTTTAATACCTTGTACTTTAACTTCCTTTTGTTCGTCAGTTACTTCGTGTCCTGCTAAACGAGCCAAGAATAAAACAACTTCTTCCAGGATATGACCATATAAAAACTTAATCTGTGTTGCAGCAGAGAAAGAATTTTTCTGATCTGTAGCTTTCATGTCGTACCATAACTGACGGTTAGGTTTACCTACGTTTGACATTCTCAAGGTAGGTTTGTTAATAGGATGTTCTCCAGACCAACCAAGTAATGCTTGTTTCATTGCCTCACCGAAAGCTGTGGCTGTTTCTTCTGAAACTCCTAATGATTGTCCTTCTGTAAGGGTGTCAAGTTTGTCGTATATATCTTGTACTAAAGTATCTAATGTTTTTTTCTTCTTAGCCATAAGCTATTCCTCTTTCTTTATATAATTTTTTATAAAAGGTTGCGACCTTTTGTATTTGATCTGGTGTTGCTTGGTTCTTAATTGAGTTTGCCATGTGAGATACCATAATAACATTTCCTTTTGTGTAGCCTTTGTCATTATCTATCCTATCTAAACTAGGTGAATTTTGCCAATTATCCATACCTATTTTAAGTTTCATGCCTAGTATAGGACAAGTATCTGTAACCAATTTTTTTAATTCTTCTTTAGTTAGAGTAAATTTTATATTTCTTTTCTTTGCTCTATATCTAGCATCTCTTAATAAGACTCTAATATGATCATTTGATCCTATCTTTCTTGAGTTTTCTGTTCTCTTTCCAGACTGACAAGATCTACATTCTGTTCTGTAGCTATTAACATCTAATCTTAAATAAAAAGAATCAATATCTTTTTCTTCTTTACAAACTCTACAAACTTTAGTGTGTTTCACTCCAATTATCTCCTATTTTGTATTCACCATCTAAAGGACAGTGCATATTATAATAAGTACCAGCATCTTTAAGTGCTTGTACTGCAAGTTTTCCAAACTCTTCAGCGTGTTCGGTCTTGACTTCGACTTGCCATTCATCATGTATGTTGGCAACAAACTTATAGTCTAAACCTTCTTCTTTAGCATTAGCATCTAATAACACTAGTGCTTTCTTCATTACTATAGCACCACCACCTTGTAATAAACTATTCAAAGAAGCGTGAGCGTTTCTTATATATATCCTTCTTCCATCAAGTCCTTTGAGGAAACCTTTCGTTGCTGCTTTTGTAACTCTATCTCGAATTGCCTTAAATGTTGGTTGATTAGTAAAGTAGCGTTCTCTAAGTCTCTTGCCATCTGCTTCGCTTCCACCAACCACTTGGCCAATCTTTTTATTTCCTGCTCCGTACAAGAGTGCATAGATGAAAGTCTTCGCCTGATTTCTTGATTGAAGTCCTGCAAGTTCTTTGTTTCTGGTATGGATGTCTCCATGTATTATCTCCTTTGTAAATTCAGCATCGTTCATATAATGTGCTAATATTCTTAACTCCAAACTTGAAGCATCAATGCCTACTAATTTATATCCTTTGTTTACTGTCCAACATTCTCTGCATTCAACACCATAAGGACTCTTAACTGACGGTACTTGTGCCATGTTAGGTGACCTATGGCTCATACGACCAGTGATCGTGCCGTTAGGTATCACGAACCCATGTACTCTACTGTCATCTTCGACTGCATTAATCCAGGATTCGATCTGTGCAATTCGTTTCTGTAGTAATAGAAACTCACCAATTAACTGAGCTTCTGAAATATCTTTTATGCGACCTAATATTTTCTCGTCTACTACTGGCTGTCCAGTAGGTGTAAATTTCTTAGGCTTCCAACCAAAGTCTTGTAAGTACTCACCAATTTGTTTTCTTGATCCTAAGTTAAAAGGTTCTTCATGTTCTCTTATAATCTTTTCTTTACCTTCAGCAAATTCTATCTGCTCGTCTATTGTTAGATGTACTTTCTTTCTTGTATCTAGGTTAAGTCCAAGTTTAGAAAGCGCACCAGTCTTTGTATGTTGTGGTATTATTTCTTCTCGCATGATCTTAGGTTTGAAAGTCTCGTGTACTTCATCCTCAACTTCACCCATCCTTTTATAAAGACTAGCAAGAAGTTTCTCAGCTTTAGATCCGTCAAATCCAAAACCATCTTCTTCTTGTCTCTTCATTATAGCAGCTACAGAGTGTTCCAAAACAATAGATTCTTTAGAGAATCCTTGAGCTTCTTTACGT